TTAATTCAGCCTCGGCGAAACCCTTGATAATAGATGGTGTTACAGTTCTTCCGGTTGTAGCTTCCCATTGCGCTATTCTTGATGTTAGTATTCTGTAATTCGCTTGCGTTAAAGCCATATAAACCTCCTACTATTTATGATATATCCAGCCCATTTACCTTATACATTAATCCAATTATGTACGGTTCAAAACCATATGTTTCATCGTTTGTTGTTAATGAGAATTTTAAGGAATGATGTATTCCAAATTTTCCACCCGTGTCTTTTTTTGAATATGTAACACTAGAGCTTGAACTGTCAACATCTATATCTGTAAAGCTTTTTCTAGGTATAGACTTCCCATCTATGTAATAATTCAGTGTTACTTTGTTTGATGTTGTGTTTTTCGTCTTAGCTATTAACCGAACACCCCTTAGGCCACTAGTTAGAAATACACTATTTGTTAGATTTAGATCTCCTATTGTAAAAGTGTGGATAATATCATCACCATCAAACGTTGTCCCATTTTCAAGTCGCTCAATGTATCCAGAATTTATCCCACCGTATATGTACTTATTACCAGACACATCTTGCAATGTTATCGACATTTGTAGATATTTACCTGTACCCCTGTCTATTTCAAACCATCGTTGTTTTCTTAAATCATAAACAAATTCTCTATTCAATGTAGTACTTACACCAGTGGCACATAACCAATGGTATTCACTATAGTAGTCATCGTAATAACCAACGGATTTGCTTAACACATCAGTGTTTAACCCGTCAATATTCTTCTTATCAAAAAGGTCTTCGATATCAAGATGTATTGGATGAAAGTTTCTACCATCAAATAGATATATACCATCGTCCGATTGCCATATCGCTATATACCTATTTAACCCTGGCACAGTCTCAATTCCAACATGCGCTCTAACCATTGTAAGTGGAGCCACACAACCTATCTTATCACTAGCTAGGAACTTTGTCCAGTCTTGAGGCCCACTGCCAGACACAAGCCAGGTCTCATGTTTCTTGCAAAAAACCATAAGGTCATACAGACTTGAACTAAATTGACTATAGAGATTAGTTGCTGCCGTTAACTCTGTACTGTCACCGAAGTTTATAGATATAGAATCTTCACCATTAAAAACAACACTCGTTCCCCTGGCTGAACAGATAGCAACATTCTTATCTCCTGCTGGGTCGGAACATAACCATAGTCTGTCTTGTGCGCTCATTGGAAAGTTATAACCATTTACATCGACCTGTGCTGGTATTCCAGATATGGTATCAATAAATACGGAACTAGATATAGTTGCTGAGAATTTTATTTGGTAATAGTATAATGGGATCTCTTTTGAAATTTCTTGTTTAAACTCAGTTGAACTTGTCGGAGACTGCCAGCTTATTGTACCAGTTTTAGCAAAACTTTTACCAGAACTTATAGTCCCATCGTTTAATCCAGTGACTTGTGCCCAAGAGGAACCATTCCAATATGAAAGATCTAGTATAGATGTTGTTGAGTTTACTTCATCATCGACAAAGTTAATGTTTAGTGCGGATATTCTTTCTGCAAATCCTATTAATAAGTATTGTCCACTAGTTGTCCCTCCAACTTGAGAATACGTAGCTGTATCTGCTGAACTATAGTTTTCGGAAAAAACATTAATAGAGTTATCTATAAATGTTGACCCATTGTATTTAAAGAATTTAAGTGCTGCTCTAAATGAACCATCCCAGATATCTTGGATGTCTTGCATGGGGCTATCTATAGTAACTTGGCTTAAACTTGTACCAGCGTCAACTGAGCTTACAGTTACTTTGTACCAAAATATATATGTTTGATCTATTATACTTGCTTTTGCGACTACACTTGTGCTATCAAAAGATACAGACCCAGTCTGTGCTAAAGATACTCCACCAGAACTTGTGTTATCTGTTAAACTAGTAACATTTGTCCAACTTGAACCATCCCAGTATTCTACACCCATCGTAGATGTTGTTGAATTGGCGGTTTTTAGGTAATACTTGAAACCCCTTATAGGTCTTAAACTACCAACATACATATAGCTTATCGACGTAAGAGTTGAATATGCGTTTGTACTTATCTCAAAATTTGATGAATGTTGGTTACTTGTTGATATCCTAAGTTCATCTATAAAACCATGAAAATAGGTAGACCCATTGTGTCCTATTAGGATATCACTTTTATAGCTTATAGTCCTACCAGCATTACTTGTGTGGCCTTTAAGTATTCCATTAACAAATATATACCAATCATTACCATTTTCACTTAGTTCGATATGTGACCACGACAGATCTTGTATAGTGTTTACGGCTGTACAAAAACTTAAATCCAAAACTTTCCTACATGTCCATGTAACCGATCCATCTACGACAGTATCACCAATTACAGTTGGCCACGTTGGTTCACTAGCGGCCGTTGTACCTGCGCTCGTACATTCATAGAAAAAACCATTAGGTGTTACTGGAACAACGGCATCGTTTAATGTAATTGCAGTTGTTCCAACCCAAGCTGTTGTTGGTGAGTTGTAGACATCGCAACATATAGACCCATCAGTATTCACATAAAAAGACATATATCTCTCTGAATCTGTTCCATGGTAATAGATTGGTCTTATAGATGATAAACTAGAAGCGTATACTCTCCCATCTATTGTAAATGTCCCATCACTAAAATCAAAGTCTGTATGTGTTGGTGTTGTGAAGTATGCATTTGATCCATTAAGTTCAGCAGCATGTGTACCAAACACTTTCGTCCCGCTTGAGAAAGTTACATTATTATTTGTTATAATATGAGTTGCACCACCAGTACTAGTATCAATAACGTTATTGTCTAAATTTAGTAATAACACCGTATCTATGGTATTGCCGCCACTTTGTCCTTCCAGTCTTGCTATGTTATTATTATTATCTAAACTATTTGACACTTCTGTTGAGAAATCATACCTAAACGACCCACCAGGATCATAGTTTATAAACTTACTTACTGTAAATTCGTCACCGCCCCACATTAAACTTTCTTTACCATTGCAATAAACAACCTCGCCATTGGGTGAGTTACCAAACCTCCCAACACTTGCCCCACTTTCATCTGTATGTAGTACTGTAGCGTTGAAATCACCTACACCTGGTATAGCTGTTTCATTTTGGTAAACAACGCTTGAAGTTAGTCCAGTGTTCCACGCCTGAACCAATGTATGGCTTTCACTAGGTTTATCTTTTTTGAAGTGAAATCCATTTAAAAGCTTTGGATGGCTAGACAGGGCGGTCGAGTTTATCTTACTCATACCACCAACCCCTTCGAGTCCAAAGTTTTTGTATCTTATGTTTTTAATTTCACTAAAGTGTTCACCAATAAAAACGCCATCTGTTGACGTAATTAAGCGACCAGTTAGCTTTATATCTTTTATTTTTTTTTGAATATCTCTAGGCATAATTATTGTCTACGCTTTTTTAGGTTAACAGAAAACCTTGTTCGTCTAAATGTACTATCAAGTTTTGCCTTTGCTTCTTTCAACATGTATTGCCAATACCTAAATAAAGCATCACCTGTTTGTGGTTCAAGGTCGCTATACTTATAAAGCCAACCAGCATATTTTACAAGGGCATTGCCATACTGACTTGGAAACCTGTACACACCATAATCACTGTATACTGGTTGTGGACGTTGTATATAGTGTACAGTAATCGTATAACCACCTATTGATGGTGGTGGGTCAAGAACTATCCTTAACCGTCCCTGTGGTTGTATTACATAACTATCACCACTTGTCCAGTCATTGTCTACCCCTTCTAGTAGTGCAGTTGTTAGTTTTGTGTCGGAAACGACAACCAAAACAATACCATCACTTCCATCTGTTGTGTTGTGTACAATATCACCACTAGACACGGTATCATTGAAACTAGCTGTACTATCACTCAGCGTACACTCACCAGCCGTGCTTGCTCCAATACTTGTTGTTGTACCTGTAACCCTGCTTCCAAGTGACTCCACGTCTTGTATTGTAAAATTATCTGGGATCGGTACAGAGTCGTTATTATCGCTATAAAGGATGTCTTCATAATCTTTAAATGTTAAAAAAGTATTGTAATTTCCATCGTTTAGAGTTATATAAAACCGATTACTCTCATTTTTTAAATACATCTCGGTGAAATCTGCATTCAAGGTGTAACTCTTCTGGTCAGCGACAGTTGTAATACTCTGTGTTCCTTTCAAACAGCGAGTATGCCCAGCGAAATTAACTGCCGCATCATATAAATATCCATAGGATTCAAAGTCAGTTAAGAAGTCTGAATCTTCATCTTCCTTTAACAAACCCCGTAACTGTCTAAGAAGCCATTTACCGTCCATTGTATTTAGTCCTCACGTAAGATTTCTATATTGGTACTTTCACCAAGTAAACGACCTGTCAGTTTAAACGCCTTAGAGAGCATGTTACGACTTGCCTTACCTTTAACAACTTTGCAATTACAGAAACCAAGAAACTTTGCAAGCTCACCAGACACAGAGATAACTGGTTTCACCATTCGACGAGCCTCTTCATGTCCATCAGCAAGACCCTTCATCATATCCGAACGTGTAAACATACTAGATTTAATGGATGGACAAAGCTCCTCTTTCCAGAGTTTATACAACTTATCTCTTTCACCTGGTGACAATTTTGGTTTATTCCTGTCAATCTCACGGAGCCGACCCTCATTGCGAACAAGATCAGCCTTATGTGATGCAAGGGCCGCCTGTGGAACCTCACCTCTATTTAAAGCTCTCTTACTTGAGGAAATAGATTCACGCAGTTCATCAATGTGAACCTCATGATACCACACTGGGTATTCAGATTTAATCTTTCCGAACTTATCACAATCACTTGGGCCAAATAGTTTCATATTGTTTACCTCTTTTTTAAAAATAGGGGAGAAGATCCCCCCTAGGATATATTGATTTTATGTTGAAGAAAATGGGGTTGCTGGATTAGAACCAGTTGGAACCATGTAATCCATATCACATCTCCATACGTCAGTAGCTACATCAACCAGTGTAATCTTATCACCACCGACATTTACACCACCAGTAGTTGTACGATTTAGTGTGATTAAATCAAAACCATCACCCTGTTGTGCTGCGAAATTAGTTACAGTATCGTCATCCATATCCTGCCCACGTGCAACACCACAAATATCTGCATTCGTAGCATCAGCAGTGGCAACAATATAGCTATTCGATGTTGCAGCCGTTCCAACGATAATCGTATACACATCACCTGTGCCAGTAGCCTCTGGTAAAGTTGCGGTAAAACCAGCAGCCTTGTCCAAAGTACAAACCTTTCCAGCGTGAAGTGCTTGTGTTAGTGAAACTGTATCTGTAAGTGAAACTACAGCCCCTACGGATTTATCACATGCTTCATTAATTTCAGCAGCCGTAGCCGAAAGTTTAACGCCTAGCTGATAAATATATCCTTCACTATCAACGACTGTGCCTGTTTTGAATTTTAGTTTATCTCCTGCCATTTTACCCTCCTATAAAGAATTGGGGAGCCGTAGCCCCCCGTTATTATTAACTTACTTGATGTCCATAGACCCAACGCCAATCTTTGAAACCATTACTAACACGGAAATAAACACTAATCCATGCCATCTTGGTTTGAAAGTCTGCGGTCATTTCAATCTCAGGCTTGATGCGGTTAAGCCAAACTAGGGCTTGCTTCATCTTGTCGAGATCAACCATGAACCAGTTGTTGGTGTCGTAATCATCCAGGCGAAGATATGGAATCACTTTATATCGTCCAGCTTGCATGTTTTTGTCATCAGCAGCAGTGTCATAACCAGTGGGAGTACCATTAATCTCACTAGCCAAATCAGCCAAGTTATCAGGAACAATAAGAGCGAGGTTATCACTTACTTCGATACGCTCACTAATATCATTACGGAATTGACGCATCAGGATACGTGTAGCAGCAATCGCTGTTTTACTTAGGGCGGTAGTACCAGCATTATCAAAACCACTTGTAGTGCTTGTACCTGCTTTAGTTCCGTGAGAGCTTGAACAAAGAGCCTCACCTTCTTCACGATCCATAAAATCAAACGCACTTGAGAACGCATTAGCAAAGGTCTTAACACCTAACTTTTCCTGAACACGATGAGCTGAAGTCATAAGACCACCAGCCATATTGTCAAGTACTGAATATTTTTTATCATCAATGAGCTTACGTTCAATCTCAAGCATACCACCGTACTCTTTATGCTCGATCTTGGTGTGATACCCTGGAGCTACACCAAGGGTGCTCATACGTC